CGACGATACGGAACCCTTACGCCTGGCCCCCAATCAGAGGGAGGACGACCAGCCGGGTGCAACAATGGAGGGAGAGTAGCCAGAGAAGCACGATCAATACGAGAATCACGCTCGGTCTTGATTTGCATTTGCGCTCCACGGAGGATGTCCGAGAAGGTCTGGGTTTCGTACATGCGCTTCTGGTCATTCGATAGGCGCGTAACCACAAAGGGGTAGTCGTCATAGCCGTTAAGGAGTTCGTGTTTGGCGAAGCCTTCTGTGGTTGGGTGGAAGACCGTACAGTAGATGCCCTCGGAACCGTCCTCTTCGTCAATCAAACGCTGGTAGCCATACACCACCATTACTAGGTCGTTGTCGTCCGTGATGGGCAGACGGTCGATTGTCTTGAGCTTCTCGCCATCCAAGTACATGGAATCTTTACCACGAAGCCGCTCAATAGCGTTCTCGACCCAATCAGCATCCCAGCCTTCGGAGGTTACTTTTTTCTCAAGCTCCTGAGATGTTAGGAATGTTCTCCAAAAAACATACGGAGCGCGTTGAGGATCAGTCACATACGATGGGAAAAGAACCTCGCCATCGGGGGCGCATGAGTAAACTACTGGGCAATCTACCGATGTACGAGGGACAGAGACTTCAGCCAGACCCTTCTTACGAAGATCCATAATGGCTTTTTTTGCACGCTTTGACGATAGGTCGGGGAATGCTGTCTGAAGCATACCTAATACCATCTCGTCATCAGCACCACTAACAATAAGTTCCGCTAGATCGGGGGAGACTTGTGCGATTTCCTCGATGGATACCTGTTGCAAATATGTCCTTTTTTCACGCTTCCATCCGACATATGACACCATCAACCCCTTCTCTAGCAGATAATTAGCACCCAATTCCATCTGTTGACGGAAGTTTGGGATATAAGACGAGCGCATCCATTTAAGGAACCCAGACACCATTGAGGCCCGTGGCATAGATGCCATTGATGTCGGGAACGCCTTAATGTGGGAACGCTGCAATGCTTGGTCTAGGATGGCCACAAATGCGTCGATACGCTCCCCTACGACATTGACCTCAATATCACTCGCCCCCTGCCAAGGAAAGGCATTTGCGCCCTGTTTACGGAGGTCGTCAGACTTGCCTTCCCAAAGGTTACGGCGGTCATCATACGAGCGCAAACAAGCCTCGAAGTATTCCTCCAAGTCAATAAGGCACTTGTCGTAGGCATCAGCCAACGCCATGACATTAGGGCCGTCCTCGGCGTAGATCATCGACTCTTCTTGCTCTTCTGTTGGTGCGCTCATGATGGCAAATATTCGTAGAACTGCTCGCCTACTTCGGGGCGGATCATAACAACTTTTATGGGTTTGCCAACTAGTTTGTGCGATACCCTAGGTGGAGCCTTAACTGGGACTGCTTCACCATCCATGCGAACCATTACCCAACTAGGGTTTGGGCATTTGCGGATAACTAGATAGTCACCCTCATAGGTGGTGTCATCTTGAGGTTCCACGGAGGAATCAAGGGTTTCTGGCTTAGCTTTAGGTGGGCGACCGCGCTTTGCTGCTTTCTTAGTTGGTGCTGTTTTCATGGTTTAGTTTAGATTTCATGTATCGAATCGCATGTTCAAGGGTTTCAATCTCCTCCGTAAGTCTAGGGGTTTTCCCGTATTCTTCCATTTTTGCCCTCTTAAGATACGCTTCTTTTAGGCAGTCGATGATAAGTTCCTCGGCAACTATTGGCTTTCTTGCAATTTTCATGCAGGTGTTTTAGCTGAGTTGATTCGCGCTTCCGCTATCTCCATGTAGCTTTCTTCACGCTCGATGCCGATGAATTGAAAACCTTCCAGCACTGCTGCTTTGCCCGTGCTACCGCTGCCCATGAAGGGGTCAAGCACGACGCCGCCGGGCTGAGTGACGAGTCGGCAGAGGTAGCGCATCAGGTCGGTGGGCTTTACCGTGGGGTGGTGGTTCTTGCGAAGTTGCACATTGTTGTGTTTGTTGCTTCCATCAAAGTCCACGTTCCCCCGCTTTAGTTCCGCTTGCGCCTGATTACCCTGTGCAACATATTTCCCTTCAAAAACTTCACAACCCTCATCTCTATCCTTCTTGCTTGCCTTGGCGCAATAAAAGAAGCGGGCGGCTTCACCCAGCAAACCAGCGGTTTCGTCGCTGCCGTCGTGGAAGAGGTTCGCGGGCCAACGGCCAATAGTTTGAGTTGTTTCACCAGTTGCTTTTTGAGGAACTCCAACAGCTTTTGCTCCTATTGATTTCCCTCCGACAACCGTGGCTAATCGTTGTGTAATTGTTTCCGTCCCTATTCTACACCCGTCCACGTTTATCGCCCCCGTCCCATGCTCCAGCACGTTTGCGGCTACCGTCTTTTCACCGAGAGGCTTGCGGGCAACGGTAATCGGCTCCAGGGCGGGCTTTAGCGCGGTGCCCCAGCCTTGCCAAGCAGCAGCAGCAGCAGTAACAGGCGGCTCAGAAACCGCACCATGTTTGCCACCGCCGAAACCTCTGCCAAAAGTTGCGTTAGCGTAGTTAGGCTCGTATTCGGTTGCCCGGACTTGCCCCGCCGCCTTGTCGATGGCCTTGCTCACGTCCAGCGACTTCGGGAACCCCGACCCATATACCCAAGCGATCATGTCGCGAATCTCAAACCCGGCATCCTCAATCCGTACCGCCATCCGATGCTGCGTCCTTGTCCCCGCAAACGCCAGCAAGTGTCCTCCCGGCTTCAACACACGCAGGCACTCTTTCCAAACTTCCACGCTGGGAACATCGTAGTCCCACTTTTTGCCCATAAAGCTCAAGCCGTATGGCGGGTCGGTGACAACAGAATCAACCGAACAATCGGGAAGTTCTTTTAGTTTTTCTAAGCAATCTCCGTGTATTAGTTTTGTTTCGTTCATAGGTTAATAGCCTCCGGCTCCCTGTCTTGTAGCAAGATTTCGGGTTTCGTCAACATGATCTATTCCAGCAATGGCGGCGTAGCGGCACGTATCAATTGGGTCCTTCCATGCCTCTTTTAGACCGCCTTCTCCTGTATATTCAGCCAACGCTTGGATAATGTTCTCACACTCGGAGGATACATAGAAATGCGGTCGGTTGACCGAATCTGCAGGTCTAGTGGTATCCCATGACATCTTGCCAATAAGTGCCTGTAGTCCATCGTCGATGTCTAACCCTGGAGCTGGAATGCAAACCATGCCGGCATCATTCAAATCCTCGATGATGGAAGATGCCCCATCCGCTGACTGGTATTTTGCCGCTCCAAGCCTAGGGTCAATTAGTCTCTCAAAGATCTTCTCGTCACCCTCAAGCTCGGCAATCAAGTCCATGTAGTCACGGATACCAAAGCCCTGTCCTTTAGCCCCTTGTCCTGGCATCCACTTCCCACCCTTCCACTCAGCCCAGTCGCCTACATCGACACCCGGCCACTCACGATATACCCAAAATGTACCAGACGCATCCACAGCAATCCAAGCCATAAACCAATTCTTTGCACCCGCCGGGTCAATAATCTGATAGCGAGTAACATTCGTAGTTGGGATCTCTGATGGCTGGACAACATTGACTTCTTTATTAAACTTGGGAAACTTGGTGGCGTGGGACTTAACCGGAACCCCGTACGCGCGAATTAGAATCTCCTCCCGAGGCCTTCCAACTAGGGTCTCCTTGATTCGCTCGTAGCCACCGAAAGGGTTATCCTTGCTATGGAAGTAGTGGACGCTGGCATTGCGTTTTTTACTACGCTGGACATAGGGGACAAGTTCGCCGTTGAGCAGCTCAGCCTCGACGCTCTGGACGCTTGCAGCCCCATCTAAGTATTCCTTAATCACTTCCGTCCACCCATCAATCGGGGTGAATGTTACCAGCATCTTGGAGTTGCGGGTAGCAAGACGGAAGCGCAGGGTGTCAATAAGCTCGTTACCAAGAAGGTACTCGTCGAGCCATACGCCAATATTGTGCCACTGGGGGTCACGGCTACCAAGCTCCGCGCCTTCTAGGATAGTTGGGTTATTCTGATACTGAGAGTAGGTCTTAAAGATGATCTGTGAAGCATTAGGCAAAATCAACGAGTTATCCGTGAAACCGTTCTTTTTCGTGTACGAAATGTAGGCATTAGCCGAGGTTTGCTTTGTCCTCATCTCATGCGGCAACCAGTTCCACACCGCGCTTTGTTGCTGGCGGATGCTTACCTCTGAGGTCTGGGCAAAACAAAAGATCTCCGACTTTGGGTTTTCGATGGCAGCTTTGACAACACAGTAAGAACCCCACGCAGTTTTGCCGCTGCGATTCCCCCCGAGTGCTAGAACTTCAGAGACTTGCGCTAGTTGCTCTTCAGCTTTCTCCCAATGCGGAAGCCTAAACCCATAGCGGAATGGGTCTTTCTCAGCGTTCTCGATGGCCTCATGGTAGATTCGATGAAGCTCAATGAGATCATCTGGCTCCATCAATGCTACCTCG